TCTGCCCGGCGAAACGCGACATCGCTTTCCCGTGACCCGAACTCGTCCTGCAGCTCGGCGCTGGCGGCATAGTCCGCGGCCCAGGCTTCGGCGGTGTTCGGCGTCGGCTTCGGCGCCTCTGCCCGAACCGGGTCCAGCGGCGCGTCATCCAGCGCCGGCACCGTGGCGGCGGCGCTTGCCAGGGCCTTCACGGCATCCAGCGCACCGGTCGCCCTGATGTGGCGCACCATCTCCAGGGCGGCGGCCTCCGGCGACGTGCCGTTCTCCTTTGCTGCCGCGATGATCCCGTCACAGCCGGGCAGGCTGATCCCGTCCAGCGCCAGCAGCCGGGACCGCTCGGCCCTGGCTGCCTCCGAACGGACGGCCGCCAGGTCGGGGGCCGGGTCCGTGTCGGCAGCGTCCGCGGGCGCTGTCGCGATATCGGCCGTTGCCGCGTCCGGCGGCACGGCATCCGCTGTCACCTCCCCCGGCGCGCGCACCGCACCGGCGGCTGCTGCCGCGATGGCGGCCAGCCCTTCCTCATGTCCCATCTTTCTCTCCTGGGTTTGGGGCGCGCGTCAGGCCCCGTTGACCGCCGCCCGGAAGGCGGCGAAGGCGGCGGACGGCTCCGCCACGACATCGATCAGGCCCAGGCGCAGTGCCTCCGGCCCGTCAAAGCATCCGGCCTCGGTGGCCAGCACGGCGTCCCGTGTCAGCCCGGTGCGCCCCCGGCACACCATGTCGGCAAAGCGGGACCGGATAGCGTCCAGGCTCGCCTGCCACGCCAGCCGCACCTGCTCCGGTATGGGTTCGGCCCCATTGCCCTCGACCTTCCGCGCACCGGCATGGATGAAGGTGACGGTCAGCCCTTCCCGGTCCAGCCTGCGCGACTGGTCGACATGCATGGTGACCGCGCCGATCGAACCGACCATGCCGTCCTGCGGTGCGGTGATCCGGCGGGCCTGGCTCGCGACCAGGTAGGCTGCGGAACAGGCATTCGCGGCACAGATCGCCAGGGTCGGCTTGGCCGCAGCGAGTTCCGAAACCATGGCCGCGGTCTCGAAGACGCCCTGCACCTCGCCGCCGAAGCTGTCGATCTCCAGCACGACCGCACGCACCCGGGCAGACGTCCGTGCCCGCTGCACCTGCGCCTGCACACCCTGGTAGGAGGTGACACCGGACTGCGCGCCCAGATAGCCACCATTGTTGACCAGGGATCCCTCGACCTTGATCACCGCGACACCGTCCACGACCGCGAACGGCTCCCGGTCCGCCTGGTCGAACGCGCCATGGATCAGGTCGCCATCGATGCCCATGCGGGGCTGGTGGCGCACCACGACCATCGGCAGGTCGGCACCGTCGCCCAGGAACAGCTCGGCCACGGCGGCGGCCTTGCCCGGATGTGCCAGCAGCGGCGTGTTGAACAGCCGTGTGGCCAGCAGGGGATTACGCATCATCGTCATCCTCTTCATCGGTCTCCGGCCGCGCAGCGGGGGCAGGGGGGGATTCCGCGGGCGAGCCGTCCGTGGCCCCGCCTGTCGGTTCGTTCAGACCGGCGGCGGAACGGGCGCGCACTTCCTTTGCCCGCTGCGATGTCTTGCGTTCCCAGTCCCCACCGGTCCGTTCCGAACAGACCTGCTGCAGGGTCTTTGCCCCGCTCGACATGTCGATCATGTCGGCGCGGGCATCCTTCAGCGGATCCAGCGAGATGCGGGACGGGCCGATCCAGTCGCAGCCCAGCCAGGCCTCCCGCGCCAGCGGATCCTCGAAGAAGCCCGGTGCATGCAGCCGGCCGGTCGCCACCGCCTCCTCGATCACCATCTCCCAGACCGGTCGGCAGAGCGTCCGCACCAGCCACTTGCGACGGCGGCTGAACGCCAGGTGCGCCATCTCCAGTGCCGCGCGGGAAGCCGAATAGCTCGCGGTGAAATGCTTGATCAGCAGCTCGAACGGCAGTTCCAGGGCAACGCCGATCTGGCGCAGTACCGCCATGACAAAGGGGTCGAACTGCGGATTGGGGCGCCCCGGATTGGCCACGTTCGCCTTCTCGCCCACGCCCAGGTCCAGGATCGCACCGGCCTTCAGTTCCAGGTCGCCGCTGCCATCGGGTTGTTCCTGCATCTGGTCGACGATCGTGGACCCGACTTCCTGCTCGTGCTCGATGAAGACCGTGAACAGGGCCGAGACCACGGCGGCCCGCAACTCGGCCTCGGTGAAGTTCTCCAGTTCCTTCAGGGCCTCGATCACCGGCGCCAGGAACGGCACACCCCTGGTCTGGCCCGGTCGCTGCCGGTCGACCACGTGCAGGCAGACAGGCCGCCCGTCGGCGTAGTCCGCCGGCAGGGCGGTCCAGGCGTGCGTCGCGCTCAGCCGGTCACCCGGATGATGCGTGGCCACATGGTAGGCAACGGGTCGACCGTCACCGTCCAGTTGCACCCCACCGGCCAGTTCAGGGCTGTCACCCCTGTGCTGCGGGTTCGACAGCCGGTCAGCCTCGACGATCTGCAGGCGCAGCCCATACCGACTCCCCGGCCGCTGCCGGAACCGGCGCACCAGCAGGACATCGCCCGATTCCAGGGCACTGCGCAGCACCAGTTCCTGCACGGCATCGAATGTCAGTGTCTCGCCCAGGTCGGCACGCTTCGCCCAGGTCCGGAACTCGCGTTCCGCAGACCGCTCCCAGGTGGCGGCCTGGTCCTCGGAAAGCCCCAGCGCCTCCCGGTCCACCGCGGCATGCGGTGTCAGGCCCAGCCCCACCACGTGGGTGACGGTGGTGGCAAGGGCCCCGGTGGCAAGCGGCATGTTGCGGGCCAGGTCCCGGGACCGCGCCCGCAGTTCCGGCACGTCCGGCAGGGTATCGGCGTCTGCGGAACTGCCACCGGGCTGCCAGCGTTTCGTGGCCCTGCGGTCCCGCCGGGCGGACTTGTAGCCGCCAAGCGCGCTCATGGTCCTTCTGGCGCGCAGCCGCTCGACACCCGTCGCGGGGGAGAACCAGGCGACGGCCCGGTCCAGCAGGGTCAGGGCAGCACCCTCAGCTGACATGACGGATCCCGCCACGGCCGGTCGCGGTGCGCCGCAGGCGCGCGATCCGGTTCTCCAGCCAGTCGATGGTCCTGCGGATCTCGCCCACGTCGGCGCGGGTCAGGCTGCGGCCCTCGATCGAATAGCTCTGCCCCCGCGACGCGGCGATCAGTGCCGCCTCCCAGGCAGCCAGCGCGGCTTCGGCTTCTGCCAGGTTCATCCGTCGATCCCGCGGGAACGGAAGCCACGGCCCGCCTTGCGCGGGCGTTCCTGGCCCGGGCTGACATCGCCCTCCCGCATCACCTTCTCGGGGGTCGGCGCAAACAGGTCGGGTCCGGATCGGGGTGGCGCGCCGCGATCCCTGCGCAACACGGCCCACTGGCCGGCGGTCATCAGGCTCAGCCCCAGCTTCTCTGCGCCGGCCTTGGCATAGACCCGACAATCCAGCAGGTGGTTCGGACCACTCGCGGCCCACTTCTGTCGCGGCAGGCCATTGACCATGGTCCGGGTCAGGTACTCCGCGGTGATCTGCCGGAAATAGTTCTCGTCCAGGAAGGTGCCGAAATGGCAATAGCCGTCCGGATCCGCCGGCGCGCCGGAGACCCGTCCCAGCTTGTGCAGTTCGGTGTAGAACTCGCTCTTCAGCGACCAGGTGCCGACCGGCCACAGCAGGGCGCCACCCTTCACCCTCGCGCCGTCCAGCCTGATATCGACCCGCGTCGGCGTGCCGACGGCGGGCGATGCCCAGCCTGCCACGCCCTTGATGGCGTGCACGTTCTCGCGCGAACGGGCGAAGGCGAAGACCTGGTTCGCCCGGCCTCCATCACCCGCATCGACCATCATGGCGTCCAGGCGGCGCGGCCGTCCCCAGGCGTCGGTGAAATCCTCCCGGTGCAGGGCATCCATCGCCGCCCAGGCGCCCTTGCCCGGAACGTCTGTCCCGCCCTCCAGGAACCGGCGGCTCACGCACCAGCTCTGGCGGTCCTCGGCAAAGGCCGCCACCTCGACCCAGATACCGTTGTGCTGCACGTCGCAGCCGGCGACCAGCAACAGCCCTTCAGCGGGTACATGGTTCTCGGGATAGTCCTCGCGGCGTTCGATCAGCCGCACGTGATCCGGTGCATCGCCGCGCATGGCATAGGGCAGGCCAAGCACCAGGTTGGCGAAGTCCTTCCGTGCCCGTTCACCTCCCTGCTCGGCCTTCAGGCTGTCGCGCGCGATGTCCTCGTACGACATCATCAGCGACATGAAGGCGTCGATGTGGAACCCGGGATGGCGGTCGCGGTCGGGCAGGGTGGCAACATAGCGGCCACCGCGCACGGCAGCGATCCGCTCGGGCTCTGAGAGCGGGTGGCCGCAGGACGGGCAGACCATGCATGACCGCTCCGGATGCTCGGCATCGATCTCGAAATGCCGGAAGGACTGCACGAACGGCTCGCCGCATCCGGGGCAGTCGATATGCCAGAACCTCTGGTCGGAGGCCTTGAAGGACCGGTCGATGCGGCAGTGACCCTCCGCCAGCCCGTCCTCGTCGCCGGTATCATGCTCGGGTGTGGAGATCTCGAGGATCTTGTAGTCCCGGGTGCGGCGGAAGGCGGTGAAGCGGCCGAAAAACAGGTTCTCCGGATCGCCGATCCCGGGAATGTCCTGCCATTTCGAGACCTCGTCCTTCACGCCCTTCTTGATCGTCTTGGTGGACAGGTCCATCGCGGCGTTCGCGTTGGCGAGGGCCAGGTAGCCACCGGTGAACTTCTTCTCGTAGGTGGTCGATCCGGATCCGGCGCGACTGGTCTGGGCCACGAAGGTGCGCGCGCTGCGGCGGCGTTCATAGGCGTCGATCAGTGGCTGCAGCTTCTGGCTGTTCATCTCCCGCAGGGTATCCAGCCCGGGGGCAGCGTAGAGGGTGTTTGCCGGCTCCCGTTCGGCGATGAAGATGCACCAGGCCAGTCCCAGGATGCTGGCACCGGACTGCTGGCACTTCCTGACCGTGACCAGGTTGCAGGGATGGTCATCGGACAGGCAGTCGGCGATCTCGGTCAGGTACGGCGCACCATCCGCACGCCACAGGCTCCCGGCCTTCGGTCCGTCGACCAGCACGATGTTCTCCGCGATCCAGCGGCTGAACGGGACCCGTTCCGGTGGCGTCAGGCTTGCGCTCAGACGGCTGCCCAGCAGGCGCAGCGCACCCGGAAAGCCGCGCGGTGCCAGGTCAGTGTGGATCGTCATCGCTGCCTGTCTCGTCGTCCTGCAGCGGCGCTGCCGATGCCACGGCCGCCAGCGACCGCGCCACCTCGCGCCGGATCTCGATCGCCTGCGTGCCAAGGGCCTTGCGGACAGCAGCCACACCACCGGCGGTCATCGCCACCACCAGGTCATCCGCCAGGTGCGGCAGCCGGTCGATTACCGCCGCCACTTCGCCGCCGGCGATCTCGATCGCCTCGGTCACCCGGTCCAGCCGCACCAGCTCGCCACGGGCGCGGGCCAGCTCGATCTCGGCACGGCGGGCGGTGATCCAGGCGTTCTGCCGCCGCGCCTCGTCCAGGCTGTTCGGGTCGCTGACCGGCTGCGGCTCGCGCGGCGCCGTCACCGGTACCTTAGCCGCGTCTCCCACCGCCCCGATCAACGCCTCGTACTGCCCGACATCGATGCCCACGATGCGTCCCTGGGCGTCTCGCTGCACGCGCAGGTCATGCTGTTCCACCAGCCGCTGCACCCGCCGCGAGACCGCCTGCTTGGAGACGCCCTGGCGCGCCGCGATCGCCGATGCCGTCAACATGGGGGTCAACCCCGACACCCCTGACAACACACCCCGAAACCACCTCCCACTGGAAAACCCCCGCGGCGCGAACTACCCACCGCGCGGCGGAGGGTGGAAGGACCCGCGGTCATCGGGCGGTCCGTAGCGCCGCGGCGAGGGCGCGGTCGAGGTGGCGGGGGAAACGGGCGCGGGCGGTCTTCGCGACGGCGTTGGCGAAGCCGAGGCGCGGGGTGTAGCTGGCCGACGAGGCGTAGAGCACTTCGAGGCGGAGGTGGTTGCCCGTCCGTCGCCAGATGCCCGCGGTCGAGCCGATCCGGCCCGAGAAGGTGTCACCGCGCGCCAGCAGCCGCTGCACCGCGCCGCGGGGCAGGTTGCCGTAGCGGTTGCGGCGGCGGTTGCCCGGCACCAGCAGGGCGCGGCGCGACGGTGTGCGCCGCCCGCCCTGTTCCTGCCAGCGCAGGTACCCGGCCTGCCGGTCCTTGAAGCCGACGCGGGCCACCAGGTTGCGCTTGCTGGCGCGACGGACGAGGGTGCCGCGCAGGGTGAAGGGTGTCGGCCGGTCGATCACCCGGGCCAGCCGCTTCAGCGTGTTCCGCTCCGCGTCCCGCGCGGTCTCGTTCAGGGCGACACTGATGGCGAAGGGCAGCTGGCGCGCCACGGGCCCGTCGGTGGCCATGCGGCGGGAGAAGCTGCGGATATTGCTTTCCAGTGAGATCATCGTCCGTGCCTCCGTGTTCCCCTGGCCCGTGTTCTTGAGCCCTGCGCCAACGAAAACGCCCCACCGGTTTCCCGGCAGGGCGCATGTCTCGACTCTGGCAATCACGCTACCTTCGAGTTCCCGTTTCAGTCAAGCATTATTCGTGATCTGTTCCCGTACCGCGTCGAGGCAGGCCCGCAGCATCTCCGCCAGCCGCACCCGCGCCCGCGCCGACGGCCCGGCCAGGTCGGCGACGCAGGCGCGCTGCACCGCCACCTGCCGCACCAGTTCCCGCTGCGACAGCCCCGGCAGACCGGCCGAGCCCGGCCGCGCGTCCAGCGGCGCCATCAGCACCAGGTAGCGCCGCGTCGCCTGCAGCATCCGCACCGCCCGCCCGTCATCGCCGCTGTTGCCGCCATCGACCCGCTCCCCCAGCCACGCCGCCGCGGCGCCCCCGGCCAGCTCCACCGCCGCCGCGCGGTTGCAGACGGCCATGCCGGCATCGTGCTGTGCCCGGCTGATCGCGCCCCGGTTCAGCATCCGCTCCAGCGGGTGCACCCGCCGCGCCCGACCGGTGTCGGCCGCCTGCGCCTCCACCACCACGCCCGGCTGCCGCCGCAGCGCCCGCGTCCCGATATCGCTCAGCCGGAACTGCGCTTCCTGCCGCGCCAGCCGCCGTGCCTGTTTCCGGGCGCGCTGTTCGCCCCGCGTGGTCGCCCCGGCGCCGCTTTCGCCGCCTGCCCAGTCGTGCCCAGGCACCTGCCCAGTCTCTGCAGCCTTCATCTCTCTGTTTTCCTTGTACATTCCCAGTGTGCCTAGGGTGCCCACATGCAATTGCGCATGTATGAGGGCGCGCGCGCGTGCGTATGTGCACGTGGGGGATTTGCTCTGGACACTCTGTCCAGTCTGGGCAGGCCCAGGCGGACTGCGGCCTAGCGCCTGCCCAGGGTTGCGCCCGACGCGCGCGAAGACCGGGCAGCCCGGCCATTTCCGCCCGGCCGTCCGCCGACCGAAGCCGCCGATCGCCGTCGCCGCCGCCGCCGCCGCCGCCCCCGCCATCATTCCGGCCCCCAGGGCACGTCGCTGCGCATCCGCGCGGCGAAGGCGGCCCGGCAGGCCGACAGCGGCGGCAGGCGATAGCACCAGACCCGGCGGCGCACGGCCATGGCGCTGCCTTCCTCCGGCACGTCCATCATCCGCCGCGCCTCCCCGATATCGGGCACCATGGCCTTCAGCTTGATGCCCAGCGCGATCGGGTCGGCCTTGTAGCGCACGCCCAGTTTCTCGACATAGCTCCAGTAATCGGCCTGCAGCGCCGACCGCGGCACCTCCTCCAGCCAGTCCTCGGCCCTGGCCGTCGATGTGCCGTCGGACAGGCGGTTGAACCACCATTTCTCCTCCGGCGTCATCCCGGCCAGCTTCTGCTCGTACAGCGCCCCGGTGTCCGGCACCTGCCCCAGGTCGACGCTGTCCAGGTCGAATGCCAGCAGGTAGTGCAGCAGGCCGCCCAGCCCGCCTTCCTCCAGCATCTGGCGATAGATCGCGGCGAAGTACGGCTTGTCCTGCAGGTGCCGGTCCCCGACATCCAGCACCGCGAAGCGCCGTTCCTCCAGCCCCGCCGGCACCGCCCAGTCATGGTTCGTGGTGATCATCAGGCGCACGTGGTTGGTCAGCTTGATCGGATCCACGCCCTTCCGCTCGATCATCTGCACCCGGCCGGTGACCAGGCCCTTCAGCCGCCCCTCCGCATCCTTGTCCCCGGCCCAGAACGCCTCGTCCGACTGCAGCAGCAGGCAGCTGGCAAGATGCGCGTTGAACTGGCCGGAGACGTACCGCGCCTGGTCGGCCAGCACGTAGTGCGGCGGCATCAGCTGCCCGATGATGTCGCCCACCGTGCTCTTGCCCGATCCCTGCCGCCCGCGCAGCACCAGCGCGACCCCGGGCAGTACCTCCGGCCGCTGCACCATCTGGGCGAAGAACCCGATCACCCAGTCGAACAGGTCCCCGTTCTCCTGCGCCACGTTCTCCCAGACATGGTCCAGGAACCGCTGGCACTTCGCCGCCCCCGCCGGGTCCGGCGCCACCCGGAACCCGGTCCACAGGTTGTAGTACCCGTCCCGCCCCCGGTCCTGCCCCGGGGCCGCCGGTGCGAACTCGATCCCCCGGTACTGCCGCCGGTCGGGGCTGGAGAGCCAGATGGCGCTCGACGGCACCAGCTTCGTCCCCCCGCGCCAGTGCACCACGGTCTGGTGCGGCCGCATCCACAGGTCGAACGCCGCCTTCGACAGCAGTTCCATCGCGTCGCTCGCCTGCCCGTCGCCCAGGTCGAGTTCGCGCAGGATCTTCGATTCCCCGCCCACCAGCACCACGGCATAGTCGCGGTTGATCTCCTCCACCGTCAGCCCGGTGCCGGTGGCCACCATCTCCGCGTCGCCCATCGCGGCGCGGATCGCCGCCTCCGCGATCGTCAGCTTCTGCGCGCTGTCGGTGTCGGTGTCCGGCGGGCCGTCCTGTGCCCCGCCATCCGCGTGTTCCATCCCGTGCCCCCCGGGCGGTGTGGCATCATCCACCATGCGCTGCCTCCATCAGGATATCGTTGAAGTCCTGGCCCGCGGGCGGCCGCACCACCCGCACCCGCCGTCCCGCGCCGCCATGCGCCCGGGCCGCGTGCTGCAGCACCCGCTCGGTCGCGTCCGGGTCGGAATCACCATCGGCGAAGATCCGCACCTCACGCACGTCCGCGGGCAGGGTGCAGGCCGCCAGGTTGCCCATCGACCCCGCCGCCCACATCGGCAGGCCGGTCGCCTGCATCACCGACAGCGCGGTCTCGATCCCCTCCGCCAGCCCCATCACCGGCGCGGCGGCGGCCAGGCGGATCGCCCCGCCCCAGGCCCGGCCGGCCATCTTCTTCGCCCCCAGCTGCTTGCCCTCCACGACAGGCAGGTCCGACGCCTTCGCCGCCCGGTCCGGGTCCAGGTAG